CCCCAATACAATAATCTCCTACTTCTAATATTTTATTATTTGTATTTGGAGCAATTTTGAAAATTTGTAATTCGCCAATGGCATAAATATTACTTACCGTTTGGTCTGTAGCTGGATCTGAAACACTATCTCCACTTATACTCCAAGAGGTAACTACAACTGCATTTGATGGAGCAATAGGTGTCAACGCAATTGACACACTCTCAACTCCTTGGATCCTCTCGATTCCATTAGATGTATTGAGTCTTGCAATATCTGTTCTATTGAATCCTTCGGTTGCAGGTGGAACTGTAATGATAAAAGGAACTGTGTTTTGATATACTACACCATTAATTCGCCAAACGAAACCAGTCGAGAATGTAAATACATTTCCAACTCTTGAAACTGTGCCTAAAGCAATTATTCCAGAAGCTTCGCTAACGATTACTGGAGAACACGAAAATGGATTTTGACTACCTCTTATCATATTTCAAATTTCAGGTTTTGGAGCAAAAAAAAATAGGACAGTTTATAATCCAAAAACTCCTTTTGTATTGTATGGAGAATAGCCTGAACCTTTTATTTCAGAATTTTTTAATGGGTATTCACATTGCGTAAAACTTGTAGGATTAGCTGTAATTATTTCTTTAGCAAGTTGTAGATACTGAGTTCCATTTGCAATTTGATCATTGGCTAATGATTGAATTTGATCTACAGGTTTAGCATTTTGAATTGCTTCTCTACGACCATCACTAAAGTTTTCAAAATCGACACGAAGTCCTCGGTCATCAAGTATGAATAGTCCATTATTGGCTACTTTGGCTACTGTAAAAGCTACAATAGCTTTTTGTAGTGTAATTTTTAAGAGTTTTACATCGCCAGTAGTTTCAGACTTTAAAGCAGTTAGTAGTTCAGAACATATCATTGTGTTTATATACTGGTCCTGCACGATTGAAATGGTTGGAATTAAGGCTAAAAACGTCTGTCTTGAGTCGAAAATATTGAAGTATTTTGAAAAAACAGCAGCGTTATTGACTATCAATTCGTTGTTTAAACTGCTATAATTTGTGGCATAATCAGTAAAAACAGTTGGATTTTTCTCTAAAAACTCTAAAAGTAAGTCCATAGCCTCGTGTCCAGAGCGTAGTAATTCGCGACGAGCGTCTTTAATTTGCCACCACTCTGCTGACTTTCGGTTCTCATTTTGCGGTACAGAGGCTCCGGAACTATCCAATTGGATTTGAAGTAATGGGAAATATAAGAACATTCCAAAATTAGCAATAGCAGCAGAGAGATAGTCTTTTGCTTTTAGCTTGATTTCTTTATTGCTATCAGCAGCATCAATTAAATTCAATTGTTCATGTAAGTCTCCTACATATTTTCGGATGTATGTCGTGATTGCCTTATTAATGTATGGCTCGAATTCATCAAATACAAATGATTGTGCTACAGATACATATTTTTTTAATTCTATGGTTGATTCAATTATCATGCAGTAGTAGTTTTAGATCCTGTTGGGTTTTTATCTAGTGTAGTTAAAACGGTACTTTCAAATGAAGCTCTAATGGTACTATCCCAACTATTGTATTGCGAAATGAAATCATAAACCTCTAGAGTAGTTTCACGATTTGTTTTATAAAGTGCCGATAAGATTGTAAAGGCTTCACGCTTATCAGAACCGGAACCAGCTCCGAGCTTTCCACCAGGTATTCCCGCGCCAATCAAAGAGGGGTCGACACCCAATGCAAAAAGAACTTCGGAGTTGGCTGCTTCGGCTTCAGGTAAGTAAGAACCATCTTTAAGTTTATCATCAATAGAAGTGATTTTTACTGCTGAGTAAGGTTTTCCATCTGTCCCAACTAATTGCATCGATTGGATTGATTTTCCAGCGTTTTCATTTCCTGAAAGGGATGCATTTATTTCATCAATAATATCTTTTCGAATAGTTTGACGCTCTTCAGGTTTCATTTTTACCCAATTTTCTCGGTAAAGTCCATCGAAATAACGTTCGTCAATTTCAATGATATATTTGATTGTCATTTGGTTTTGGAACAAAGATTTTTTTAATGCCGGAACTGAGTTAGCTACATCAAGCCAACCACTTTTTACAATTGCGTGCCACTCTGATTCAGGATAGAATGCTTCATCGAGCAATGGATAAAAAACTGGTCGTATGAATTTTTTGATTTTATTGTCTTGGCAATACTTCTTTACCTGTTCTACTGACCAATACGAATCAATCAATGGTACTTTTTCAATGTAGTCTGAGTCAAGAGAAACAGTTTCTTTTCCAAATTTTTCTGAAATGTAAACGTGTTCAACCAAGCCGCTTTCTTTGTTCATCATTTCAAATCGACACCATGCAGTTTTTTGTCGCTTAACACGATTTATTGTTTGGTAATTTTCAGAAAGGATGTATTCCGGGAATGCAATCGAGAACCACTCAAGGTCTAAGATGGTTTCTTTCCAAAAACGATTCATTTGAGATTTTAAAAAGAAGTCGTTTATTTCTTGCACATCGGTAATAGGCACTACTTGCGGTGCTTTTTTACCTGCTTGATCAACAGTATCTCTAACTAGAACTAATCCGTTTCCATAATGCGCTTTCCTTAAGAATCTAATTCCTGAAGATGCAGCACCATTCACTCTTACATTCTTAATTATTTGCTGTGGATAGTCGTTGTTTTTACCCCAAGATGCAATCTCACCGACTTTGTCTTTTACTTCTACTTTTACTGCTGTTACCTGAGAATCTAAATTATCTGCACTATTTTTAAAAGTATAAGCAGCAACCGCTCCATTACTCAAAGTACTAACGGCTATTTTGGTTCCTAAAAAATCTGTTGAATCCTGCATTAATAGATCACTTTTATATTGTTAATTGAGACAATAAAATCAATTCTTACCTTTCTAATCTCGCCAGTACTCAATTCTATATTTCGAGTTCTATTTTCAAAATGATTTGTTGGGCGAAGCTGTTTCGTTTCGTGAGCATTTGGATCTTGAATTGCCTCAGGCAAATACTTAACCCTCTCATATTTCTTTAAGACTCCTCCTTTTTTTGTTTGACTATTAAAAGTTCTATACTCAACATTAAAAGGTAAATACATGCCTTTATCATCTTTCTGACTAAAAACTTTCAGCGCATCTTTTAATGTCAAAAAATCATTTTTCATAATGTAAAATTCAAGATTTACTCAAAAAAAAAATAGGACAGATTAAAAACTATATTTAATGTGCCTATTCTAAGCTATAATTCTAATATTTAATCAGTTAAGTATTTAAAAATCAGATTTTTATATTAAAAAAATCATTTTGTTTTTATATTCTTTAACAGTTTGGCACGCCTGTCCCTAATGTTTTTTTCACTTTCCATTTCGTAAAAATCAGGAAATATGAAAAAGGGTAGCTAATCTATTCGAATTTGCATTTCAGAAGAGAACAAGTTGTACCCCTTAAAGATGTCATTGTACATCGTAACAATAGGGATGTCAAAGGCATCAGTAAGGTGTGTAGCGTGTTGCTGTGGGAATTCTTTGTTACGCTCATCCCTTTTGTTTTTGTCTACACCATTGTTAGATTCAATAGCTTCTGAACGTTCTAATGCTATGATCAAATCAGGATTGTTTCCTTCATTGATACGTATCTTTGGCAATCTCCTATCGGACTCCTTAAGCATGGCATTGATAAGCAAATACTTATCATAATGTGTAGCAGCAGCACCACGTGTCATGATGATAACAGTCCAACCATGATTAGTAAGTAGTTCCCTAACCTGTTCAAACAAAGTGAGAGAACTATTAGGCAGTCTATTATTACCATCATGCCCACCATACAGATAAATCATTTTGTTTTGGTGTGGTCTATAGTAGGGAATAAACTGCTCGATGAATAGATCATCCAATAGCTTTGGTGACTTAACCCACATAGAGTTAAGAACTCGGTATGTATCATCCTGAACCTGAGATACAACGCAACTATTAAACACACCGAAATCTAACGAAACAATCAATGGTTCATTAGGAAATATATCATTATCTTGATTTGAATTAAAATGTTCTTTAACTATTTCATTATTATCATGTCTAAACAATGAAGCATCTAAACACTCTAAATAAGATGATTTATAATCTGAATAGTAGTGCCTATCAGCATTTATATTAGCGTAAAAACCATCGGTAATTTCTTTAGGCCTAATATTTAAAATCTCGGCATTATAAATCAATTCAGATGGAGATTCTGCCTTCATATCTTCAAACCAACCTTTACGCAAATTATGTGCATTTGCAAATGAATTAGCCTTTCCAAAATAATATAAATCAGGTCTTTTTTTCGCTTCCTGTTCCATATCAATAAACCACTTTCCCTTTTTAGTAATAGGAGTTGAAGAAGCATATATCTCAGCACCAAGCATCGATGACTTCTTAAATATTTCCTTCTTGGCACGATTGGTAGTCTTAACGTTATTGTATAATTTTTCAGGATCTAAAAGAGCAGCTTCATCACCAATTCCCCCGTAAGAGTTCAAACCACGACCAGTATTGGGATTATCCAACGAAACTAATTGAAAGATTGAACCATTACTAAAATGAATTACATTATTCCATTGATTTGGCGGTTGGAACGGCATTTGAAAACCATTCTTCTTTCCTGATCTACCCACAACATAATCTACATCTTGAAACAAATTAAACATTTCTAGTCCTTCTATTGTACTCGGTAATGTTCTTGATAGTATTTGTGAATACGTTGCTCCGACAAGAAAAAAAGAAGCTCTATGCATTTGTCGGACAAATTCTCGCATTCCATAGGCTAATGCAGTTGATTTACCTGTTCCACGACTCCACTCCCAATAGTTTTTTTGACGCATATTTATAAACGCTTTAGCCTGCGGAATATTTAGCTGAATTAATTTTGTTTTATAACTATTCTTCATCTTCGGTTATGTTTTCATACTCAATATCAATTGGTTCTGATAAATTAAAATCATCTACACCTTGATTATCAGGTAATTTTAAATATTGATATAATTGTTTAGGAATAGCAAACTTAATTTCAATATTCTCCAATTTTTCAGGATTGAAGTCAGCCAAATCAACTTCATCTAAACCACCAAACTTCGCCATTAGCTCTAAAGCTTTAGCCTGTGCTTTCAAATCCTTGGCCTGAATAGCTCGTTGGTAGTATTTATGCGAATACTCATATAGAATAGCCTGTTTGCCTTTCTTATCAGATTCCATCACATTACCATATAATGATTGTGCATTCTTCACATCCAAATAAGCCTGTGCTAATGAAATATCATGATCCTCCATCAGCTTATTTACAATCTGCTGTGGCGAATAATAATTAAAAGAAAGCGTCAGAACCTCTGACCAACGCTTCCTAATAATTTCTAATTTTGGAGAAAGCGGAAACCGTATTGGATCAATATGGTGCGCCATGATTTTCTCTAAAGTAGTATCGCCTTTCTGTATTTTGAACGGTAGTTTATTCATCTAAAAATTTCAATTGATTTTCATTAGACATTTTTTGTCCATTTAGTAAAATTTCAAATTGAAGCTTATTATCCTGCATGTACTTGATATAACGCTTCACATGAACATCAGTATAATTTTCTCCTAATTCAATAATTCTAGCTTGTCTCCAAGTCTTCTCGCAACAAATCAAAGTAGTCCCGGAACCACCAAAAGGATCACCTACAAAATCACGCTGCTTACTGCTGTTTTTAATCAAATAACAAAATAAGTCAAGAGGCTTCATTGTTGGATGCTCTTCATTTCGAATAGGCTTATCAAATTCCAAAATTGTAGATTGTTTTCGGTCTGAATACCAAGTATGTGCAGCACCTTCTTTCCATCCATAAAGGCAAGGCTCGTGCTTCCAATGATAGTCCTGCCTACCCATAACAATTGAATTTTTCAGCCAAATCAAACATTGCGAAAGTTTATAGCCACTTTCTTTGAGTGCGCGTCTAAAATTATCTCCTTCACTATCAGCATGAAAAACATAAATTGGCGCACCAGGTGCCGACTTTAAAAACGCTTCTTGATAAAACAAATACAGGAATGAATAAAAATCGCCTGAACTCATATTATCATTTTCAATTTTTAATTTAGCCTTAGTCCCTCCTTCATAGTTTACATTGTAAGGAGGATCAGTAATTACCAAATTAAAGTCATCACTTCCCAATTGTTTATAAAATTCATTTTTAGTAGAATCACCACAAACTAAACGATGTGTAATTCCTTTTTGAACACTCCTAAACTCATATACATCACCTAATTTAGTGATAGGGTCTTTTGGAGGTGTTGGATCAAAATCCTGTTCTTCTTCATTATCTCCATCATCACCCAAAGCTTCTCCTGGTATTTCAATGTCCTGAAGAAACAATCCCATAGCTTCTAAATCAACATCTCCAAAATGCTCTTCAAGAACATCAACATCCCAAAAACCAACAGGAACATTCGAAGTAATGTTGTACTCTTTAAACTCCTGTTCCGTTAGCATACGACTTGGAACCCGAACATCAATCAGCTCATCTCCCCGACTAATGTCCATAAGAACCTTAACTCTTTGATGTCCGGCAATAATTACATTATCAGTATTTACAGCAGGAATTTCAGCAAGATTAAATTTTTCAATACTCCTGATTAAAAGCGCTTTTTTATCCTCGGTTAGCGTTCTTGGATTGTACTCATAAGGAACAAGGTCTTTTACCTTGCGCTGTTCTGTCCTCCACTCAAGAGGTGCATTTAAAATGTTAGTTTCCATGTATTAGGCGTTTAATGGTTAATAATTCATCATTTTTCACAATCAAATTCCCCTCTTGCTTTTCAATAGCTCTTGAGATTCTGTTATGGTCTTTTAGTGAAGTAGTAGTTAATAATTGGGCGCGATTATCTACCAATCGTTTATTTAATTTAGAAATAGATGCAAATAAGTATTGTTCTTTTCGGAGCAATTCAGCAGGAGATAATTTAGAAAACTCTGAAACTTCCATTTTTGGCGAAATTTTATGAGTTTGCCAATAATCAATTTTAGTCCAACAATTAGCATTCTCCTTTTGATTTTTATAAATTTTAAGTTGAATTTCAAGCGCTTTCTTTTCAGCATGTTGAGGAAGATCATTCAGCTCTACTTTCAAAAAACACATCTCTTTAAATAAAGCATTAGCCTGTAGTAAAACAGGTCGAAGTTCTTCCGGTAATTCATGGAAATAGATAGCTTGTTTTTTAGCCGATGTAAGCGTAGATAATTCAATATGCTGTACAAATGTTGCTTTTGGCACAATTACTTCAGGAGCAGTAATTTTTGGTGGCAAAATAACAGTGTTTTGCTTTTTTGGAATATAAGTTATCTCATTAAGATATTTTTCAAGTTCGTATTTTAACTTTTCAGACAATACCTCTGATTGTTTTTTTTGAAAGTTGCGAAGCAAAATTTTATTATGCGAAGGTAAATTCGCATAGATACGAATCCCCTCCTCATAAGGAGTTCCATTAGCTATCCATTGTGTTATTGCATCCATAACACAAAATTGATAAAAGGAAAGTGTAAAATATAGGACACAAAAAAAGCGGACAAAATTTGTCCGCTTAATTACGCTTCATTCCTGCCCCAACTATTCCAAAAATATAGTAAGGAATGAAGCAATGACCAACGCCTAATCAGTCAAGTTTTTAGTTTCAGGAGGCATTGCATAAGATATCAAGCACCATCCTGTACAAAGTTGTTGTGCAAATTGAACAGGACTATTTTTATCCTTTTCCTCATTAGTTTGAGCTATTGGAATAGCAACTGTATAAGTCGTTCTTGTGTATCCTAGAGAAATTAAAATCTCATTCAAATCATAATCTGAAATACACCCATTTGGAAATGTAGTAAAGATAAAAGATAATAATTGATCAGTATTCATTTTTATATTAGCCGCAGTAGCTGTAGCTGGAGAAAAATGC